CTATAGACATGCCACTCCTATCATAAAATATTAAACCTTGAGAGGTAGTCTCTCACGTCGTCTGGTAACTCTTTGGTCTTATATTCTATCACGTTTTCTGACGAAGAGTCAACTCGATCTTTTGGTCTATCTCGGAATGTATGAATGTCTATCTCAAGGTTAGAGTTCCTTGGCGTGTGAGATATTGCTCCATAGATAGCTCCACAAACTGCGTCTGCCAAGTCCTTAGACTTTTTTCTTGGGTGGTCTACCTTGTTATTATTCATAATCTTTAGTTCTGTAAGCTCTTCAAATAAAAGATCGATCATCGGCATTGCTAGCCTCTCTTCATAGATAAGCATAGCCATATCTTCGTAGTGCTTTTTAGCTACCGATACCGTTTCTGTTCTAATTCCAACAGCCTTCAGCTCATTCTGAATGTCGAACGACTGCCACCTGTCAAAGCTTACCATTCCCAAATCAAAGCCTAGCCTTCGTAAGTTTTGAATCCACTGCTTTACTTCTGACAGATCTACTGGACCTTCTACCTTAGGCTCCCAGTATGCAACTGCATCTACAACAACTACTGGAGCTATCTGCTGATAGTCTTTTATTACCTGAATATTTACCCACTTATCTACATGGGCAATAGCAACAGCACACTTGTCGTGCTTTTGAGCAAGGTCAGCGTGAACAAAATATCTCTTCTCTGGATCTGGAACAAAGGTCTCTTCAAATCTCCTGTGAGAGTCCAGGGGGTTCCTGATGGTCATTGCCGCCTGAACCTTCTCTCGCTGCTTAAAGAATGCATCTGATGCAAAGGTTGGCACACAAGCAAACCTCTGCATAGCATCACCTGGATCTGTATAAAAGGCCATCTTAAAGTCATCAATTTTACGAGTGGGGTTTACCTCCCAGGTTGGCTTCTTTAGTGCAAATATGCCAGGGTACTTATAGCTAGTAATTATATCTTCATCCCAGGTAATCTCCAGGCTATTACCACTAGTGTCTTCTGGCAGATCTGGATTCATAATAAACTTATGAGTCTTTGTAATTACTTCTTTCTCGGCAATTACGTCATCGTATTTTTGAGAGATGAAGTCACCTGGGAATCTTGGAAATGATAGCAGGGCTACCTTCCCCAAGTCTGGAAAACGAGAGTCTACAGACGCACGAAAAGCTTTATAAATATTATCAGCTGTTTTTCCTTGGTCATTGCCAGTGTTTACCTCTTGAGCAAATCCAGATATCTCATCTAGTACTGCAAGGATTAGGTTAAGGCCCTCATGAGACTCACGCTCTGAGTGGCCAGAGTAAACGGTAATTGAATGATCGAACTCAATGCTGTCCATCTTTGCATAGTACTTACCCTGAAACCAAGGAGACCTTTCAATCTTGGACTTAAATCCCTTGAAGAAAACATTCTTTGCTTGCTGGGCATTGATAGCTACGTTAATAAGGTCAATAGCGTCACCAGATGGCTTGCCAAAATACCTTGCTGGATCCTTGAGACAGAGTAGCTTATATACAAGGTAAGCACAGGCTACTGTAGATGTAAAGTCTTTCCCACTGCCCTTTCCGAGCTGTAGAATGACTTCATTCTTAGTATACTTTTTATAGTATCTTGTTCCTTCAGCTTCACCCATAATTGTTATGACATCTTCAAGCCTATAGATTTGGCTCATGGCCTCTACTATGTCATATTGTATTTGAGATAAAGGTGGTTGTGCCAAATAGTCTTCGCCCTCAACAAATGTCTTTGCATCTACTGGCATGTCAGCAAATGGGCTGTCTTGTAGTGCCTCTAAGAAATCATCAAACACTATTCGTTCACAATCGTAATAGTTTCTCCTGGCTTCGTTGCCCTAGAAAGTCTGGTCATGATCTTGTCACGAATCTCTGGATGCTCTGCAGCAACATCTTTAAGTATTTGAATTAAGACTTGCTGCCTTTCTTCAATTTCTATCATCTCTTCTGCAAGCTCTTTATTCTCTAGAAGTCCAGCTTTTTGCAGCATGTCTATCCTGGTTCTCTCTAGATCCATTACCAGCTTAATCCCTGCGGTCTTGGCTGTTAGATTAGCTACGGTAGTTGCTTCATCTATAACCTCGTATGCCTTTTGAATTAGCTTGCTGTAGTGAGTGTCTGCTCCTACGAGTGCTTCTTTTGCACGAGCTCTTATAGCAGCGTTATCGGACGCCATTGCTCGCCACTCGTTTATGTATCCAACTACCTTTTGTCTTGGCATGGAAAGCTCTTTAGATATCTGAGTCTCTGGTGTTCCAGCTAGATACTTCTCAACCACCTTGTTAACTGTATCAAGGTGTTCTGCTGTCAGGTCTTCAAACGACACGCTTAGCTCTCTTTCCCTTTTGCGGGATCCTCTTGATCTTATCCTTGCTAAACGCACGGAATTGCTGGGGCTTGCCCCTAAAAAGCTCAAACACGTCTATCCAGTTGGCTCCAGTCTCATCGTTGGTTGTAAGGCCACGAACCTTAAACTTTACACCATACTCTCCACGAACCTTTACGATGTCACCAGCCTCTATAATGAAGCCATCTATGTCAAAGCTTGGTACTGTGCTGAACTTTGATTCTGCTACTGGTGCTCTGTTAGCTCTCCTACCCATTATGCCCTCTCCTTAGCAATCTTTAATAGTATTAGGTAACCTAGTAGGTCATCGATGTCATTGTCTCCTGGCCAATCATGACCATTTTGAATTCTTGATAGCTTGTCATCAACACGAACAAGAAGCTGCTCTACCTTGTCTGACTTAGAAAAGATCCTTGTTGGATGCAATGCCGAGTCTCCGTAGGATCTGTTCTTAGAAATAAGCAAGTCTCTAATGGTGTTTGATACTCTCTCAATATCTTGTTCTGTTTGTGCACTCATCTGCGTGATTTCCTTAGTCCGAACTTTGCAAGGTAAACGTAAATAGTTTCTACACTTACACCGCACTCTTTTGCAATTTGCTCTGGAGTCTTTTTATCTAGGTGGTATCTTTTCTTTAACCAAGTTTGATTCGTATATAGTTTAGCAGCCATGATGGTTTTTGTCAAGACCTCGCAATCTTATCCCAGTTGAGCAGAGAGTAATGTCCAATAGCAATTGCATCTGCAACATCATTATCTGTCACGCTTAAATCATAGTTAATATTAACAAAGTTAATTGTCTTTTGTTTACGAATTTCTCTTTCCTTTGTCTTGTACCAGGACTTTGACTTATCAGGATTTTTATTAACAATATCTAGCTTTTCGCTAGTGGTCAACTTTCCATTTCCTATAAAGGTTTGCCAGGCTATTGGATTGATAGACCCTCCAATTTTAACCATATTGATTCCAGCAGCACCTAGCATTGCTCCTTGAACAAGAGCTAGGTCAGCAGCGGTCTTTGGGCTATTCATGTATACTGTGTGCTCTATAACAATGGAGTCAACCTCAAATAGCTTAAACACTCCCAATGATTTTCTAGCAGCATCAATGACTTTTTCATAGGTGTTGGTTCCGAGAAAGTTAATCTTCCCGTACTTTTCTAAGACCTTGTCGTTAAAAATTGCAAAAGCTATGCTATTGGTGCTCGCATCAATAGAGCATATCCTTTTAGGTCTTGGGTTTATCTTGGTTAGGTTTACCATTGGACATCCCCTTAATCTCTTTTAAAGCCTTGACTACGTCTTGTGGATTGACTGTGCAAAGTGTGCAAAGACTATCGTCATTATAATTCGAAAGCTTTGCGTTGCAACTCTTGCATTTACGATCCCGATTTTTTCTTTGAGATCGTTTCTTAATAGCATACCGTTGAGCTATCTTTTCTTTTGTAGCTGCCTCTCGGCATTCTGCAGAACAATAAATCTGGTAAGTTATTTTAGTTTCAAAATGTTTGTCGCACCAGCTACAGTGTTTGATCTTCATTTAAGGGCTCCAAGGAATTAAGTTTAACGTCTCCCTTGCCAGCAATATCACATGTAGCACGTAAAGGACATGTCTTACAGATCTTTGAATTAGCTCTATAATTTTTTTCTGGGAGCTTCTTCTTCTCCCATGTTGCCCTAACGTCCCTCATCCAATTGAATGTCTGGTTCACCCACGCTATGTAGTAATCATTAAGTTCTACTGGTAGTATCAGTAGTTCATGATTGTTTTTGTTTTCATAAATAAGAACTGCCTTAGTCTTATTTAGAATCTTCATGTATATAAGCAGCTGGACTAGGTGTCCTAGCTTTGGCTTGTTTACCTTTTTACGATACTCAAAGCCTTCCATCGGCATAGTCTTTATTTCACCAAGAAGATCTTCTCCATCCCAATTAAGGATTACGTCTCCGTAACCAAAAATTGGTGGATCCTCGGATATCACCTTAAACTCTGAGTCAACCAAGAGTCCATCTACGTTTCCCATAGCCTCTTGAATACGCTCATGCGACTTAGTGCCAGCTGTCATATTGGCGCCTCCGTAAGCATCCGCATTGTCTACAAAGTCTGCACCCTCAAATGCCAGGTACCAATACCTCGGGCACTCTCCGTGAGAGAACGCCACTGTCGAGGGGGCAAAGCTTTTCTTAGTAGTAAACTTCGTTCCACGCTTAGCGGTATATCCAAGGTTAATCTTGTCAATAAGATCTTTTGCATTAATAAAAGACTTCTTGTCAGCGACAGTCTTAAGCATTACTTGACTCAATAGGTTTTTTGCCATATTATTTTACAATATATTTCAATGCTGAGACTAGGTCTGATATAGCCTCGTGTGCAGTGAAGTAAATATTCTTCTTCTCTCTTTGTCCTTTTTCAACATTTACCATCCAGGTAGCCCTGAAAGCCATCTTGGCAGCTATGGCTTGAAGCCTAACTATCTCAACAGTGGCTACCTGAAGTGGTATGTCTGGTCTTACAATTAGTTTTGCAATTGTAGTTAAGGCAATGGTTAGCTCCTCATCTTGCATAAATTCTGCAATCTCAGAAAGTCCATTAACCTTATCAATTGTCGTACTGTTTTTTTCCACCATACTATTATACCACGGACTCGGCCTGTAGGATGGTCTGCTTCTCTTTGCTTGTGACATTAGCTTTGCCAACAAACCATGGAAGGAGAACCTCATACAAGTCTACTAGAAGGTTTACATCCTGTAACTGATACTTCTTCATCTCTTTCCAGGCCTTGTCATCTCCTGCCATGCAGTCGATCCATAGCTGGAATCCTGAGTGCTTTACCTTTGCACCTACACCCAGAGCCTGGGCAACATAGTCTAGCTTGTTTGATGGGAACTGGAAGTTTGCTTTTACGACACTCATTAGGTCTAGGTCTTTAACTGTTGAAGGAGGCATTAGCCCATTCTCCAAGAACTCCCTATTGATGTGCTTGTGATCAAAGCCAGCTGAGTTCCAGCCAACTAGAACATCTGCCTCTTCCATTAGCTTATGAAGGTCTTCAAGCATTGTCTTCTTGCCATCATGGTGTACTGACTTAAAGATTACCTTCTTTGTACCGTGCCATCTTGCCCCGAAGCATAGCATCTCCGTAGGCTCAATAATCTGATTTATAGATACGTTCTGGTCCCAAAGGCCCCAGACATATGCTTTAATAGGTGTAGTTTCAATATCTAGATGTAATATTTTCATTATTTATTTCCTTCTATTAGTTGCTCTAGTAATTCTAGTTCAATTATTGCTAGTCTTGTTTTTCTGTTAGTTTCACCCAATACTACTACTATAGCAGGATCGTTCCCATTACGCAAGGCGTCAGTTACAGCCTTGGCCCAGTTATCTTGATTAACAGTAAAGCCTTTTGGATATTCTTTAAAGTCTACGGTAAACCCCTCCCACTTGGCATCGCCTTTGGTAATTCCTCTACCACTGTTCTTTATAGCTTTTGCACCAAGCCTTTTAATCTCTGATCTCTCGCTCATAGTCCTTCTTTGTCTTCTTATATTTGGACAAGCTAACGGTTGATAGGTGTCTATTACTACACATCCACGTAAGCTCTTTGGTTTCTGGATAGCTGCGTAAGGATGATACGTCCTCTTTGCAGGTGTGGCAAGAAAACTTACCAGTGTAAACGCTATACTTGCTCATTCAGCTTTGCCTCAAGTTCCTTGTGGAAGTCTGGATTGTCCTTAACATACTGAACAAATGCGTCCCTTCCCTGAAGCTTTTCTCCATTTTCGAGCTTGTACCATGCGCCAGTTCTCTCTACTAGCCCGTTCATCTCAGCGGTATCAACTAGGTCTGCTATAACGTCTATGCCAATAAGGTCTCCCTTAAAGTAGAAGTCGTACTCTCCAGAGTCTCCTGGTGCTGAGGTCTTAGAATTAGTCACTTCCCATCTAACCTTGCGGCCAACCTTCTGTTCAATGATCTTGTCTCCAACCTTTACCTTTGCCTTCAGTGCCTGAGAGTCGGAGGTTGAGGAGAACAGCTTGATAATTGTAGAGGACATGTACTGTGTTGTCAAGCCTCCCGTTGGCTGTTGCTGAGTATACATTGCCGTAATGTTGTTCCTTGCTTGAGAGATTGCAACAATAAGTCCTGGCTTCTCTCTGTTATTGGCATAGTTAATCATTAGCCAAGCATGCTTTAAGTCCTTAGACTCTGAACCAATCTGCTTTGTCTGATCCAGCTGCTTAAGCTCGTGTGAATCTTTTTCAAAGTATACCGCTGGCAAAAGAGAACTAATACTATCTATTACGATCAGGTCAGCCCCAGCATTCAAAAGTCCAACGGTCACGTCGGTCATGTCGTTGATGCTTCTGGCTTCTGAATAGATTAGCTGAGTGGTATCTACCCCAAGCTTCTTAGCCCAGGCTTCGTCATAGGACATCTCTGCGTCTATCCATGCACAGAGCTTTCCTTCCTTCTGAGCTTCTCCAATCATCTGTAGGCATAAGGAAGACTTAGCACTTGACTTGCTTCCCCAAAGTAATATCTGCCTCCCATACGGTAGGCCACCGCCTAAAGCCTTATTAAGGCCAGGGCTTGGTGTGGCCTGGAATTGAGTTTCGATTCCTACTCCAGTCTGCACACGCTTTCTCAACTTGGGGTCGAGTAGTGCCATTGCTTCATCAATTGTTGTCAATTACATCCTCCATGATTATTGTTCCATCTTTTGTTTTACCTAGGCTAAAGGTGTATGCCTCGCCCTCTTTTATTTTCATATAAGCTTTTGCAAATGAAGTAGGGAATACAGTTACTGGGTAAAGAGATCTAGACACGTCCGCCAATGTTAGCGTTGCCATCTTCTTTCCAGCTTTAGTAATCCTAGGATTGAATGATACAACAAATAGCTCTTCCTCTTTAAAGGGTAGCATCTTGTAGTTCAAAATCTTTATCAGAGAGTCGTCAGATTTTATAATGTTCTCTGAAGGAATAGCCTTTACGATCCTGTTATCACTTGCCAGAATCAAATAGGTTTTGCCAGACTCTATAGTAGTTTGCTCTTCATCGAAGATCCCTATGCTGCCAGTCTTATCTAGAAGCTCTACTCTTGACCAACCCTTGCCCCGCTTAATGCTCTTTACCATTCCTAGTAAAATAAACGAGCCCTTCTCCTCAAAGCTCTCTACCTGGTCCATAAATGCATAGTAGTGCTGTGGAACATCTACGTTAAACTCTGGGAGGTTTAAGTACTCGTAAAGGTTTTGCCTTACTTCTTCAGCATTCCTTGGGTTATCCTCGAATGTTGCACCGCCAATAACCCTCAATGCCTGCAAAGCCCTAGAGTTTACGCCACTACCCTTGTTAAATGTAAACTCTTCAATCTGCTTGTACGATGTGAATGGTCTTGCTGAAATAAACTTCTCAGCGATGTTGTCAGAGATATACTTAATAGCAGTTAGCCCAAACCTAATTCCCTTGCCCTCGATCTTAAAGTCTGCATCGGAGTCATTAACATGGGGCAGCTTAATAGGAATATTCATACGCTTTGCTTCAATCAGGTACTCTGTTCTTGCATCCTTGTCCGACTCATTCTTTAATATAGAGTACATAAATTCAATTGGATAGTATGTCTTTAGCCATGCCGTCCAGTACGATAGCGTAGAGTACGCCACAGCGTGAGACTTATTGAACGAATACCCTGCATGGGCCTCAAAATCATGCCATAGATCAGCAGCCACATTAGGACTGAGAAACTCTGAAGCACCAGCAATAAACCTGTCTTTAAATACATCAAACTCTTTAGCATCTTTCTTCTTTCCAATAATCTTACGAACCTTGTCGGCATCAGCCATTGACATGCCCCCTAGCTCTGTACAGGCCTGCATGACCTGCTCCTGGTACAGGATACACCCATAAGTTTCTGAAGTAAACTGCTTCATCTTCTGATGGTGATATGCAATATTCTGCTTACCATGCTTACGAAGGATGTAGTCTTTGCCAATTGTATTCATGGCACCTGGTCGTACCAGTGCGTTGGAGGCTGCTAGCTCTGAGAAGTTCTTTACACCCATCTTGACAAGCAAATTAGTGTATGGTGTAGCTTCACACTGGAACACGCCTTTAGTGTATCCAGATGATAGCATTTCATAAACCTTTGAGTCTTCCATGTTAATAGAAAGCAAGTCTATGTCTTTGTAGTGACGCTCCTTGATGATATCAAGTGTGTTTCTTAATACTGATAGTGTTTTAAGACCTAGAGCATCGATCTTGATTAGACCAATCCTCTCAGCCTCTTCCATGTCTACCCCAACAACTGGGATTCTTTCTTTAGTACCAGGAGATGTCCTAGTTTCTAGTGGGGCATACTTAAAGATTGGATACTTAGATGTTACAACTCCTGCTGCGTGGATTCCAGTACCACGAATTCTACCACGTAGCTGATCTCCATACTTCTCAATCTCTGGATACTTTTCCCTAAACCAAGCTGCTTGCTTTGAGTAGCAGTAGTCATCCCAGGTATCTATAACTTTTAGTACTTTGTTGACATCGGTTAGTGGGATGTGGAGGACACGTGCAATGTCTCGAACAACACCCTTATCTTTAAACTGTAGGAAGGTTGCGATAGACGCTACGTGCTTATACTGTCTAACTAGATAGTCTTTCACTTCCTCACGCCTTGTGTCTTGAATATCAGTATCAATATCTGGGAAGTCATTACGTTCTGGGTTAATAAACCTAAAGAATAGTAGGCCATGCTTAATAGGGTCAATGTCTGTAATCTCTAATGCATAGCATAGCAAAGACCCAGCGGCTGATCCACGTCCTGGACCTACCATGATACCCTCTTTCTTTGCCCATGCAATCATAGAGCGAACTACAAGAAAGTATGGTCCAAAGTTTTTGTTTTTAATAACCTCTAGCTCTTCGTCAAGCCTAGCGATATACTCATCATTTAGAATTCCACGCTTTTCAAGACCAGCAAGGCCTAAGTCTTTAAGCTCTTTGTCTGGCTGCTGATACTGAACTGGAAGAAGGTCTAGGTGATCCTCTATCTCATAGTCCTCTACCTTGTCTGCTACCTCTTTTGTGGCATCATACATGTCTTCACGATCGATACCCTGAGCCTTCATGGCATCGTGCATCTCTTCATCTGATAAAAGGTGGATGTCAAACTTAGCAAAAGATATCTGTCTTTCACCATATAGATAGTCAAGCCTCTCCATTAAGTTTTCATACTTGGACGACTTGTCGTAAGTAGAGTCTTTCTGAACCTTGTTAGAATAACTATTCAGGATTAGCTTAAGCTCTTGGATTTCTTTTTGCCCAGTATGTGCGTGGTGGCAGTCTGGAGTAACAATAGGCTTCACGCCATACTTGTCAGCCAGTTCTAGAAGCTTGTGGTTTACATCTGGTGGGTTGTGAGGCATGACTTCAATGTAATAGTCATCTCCAAAGACACGCTTGTGCCATTCAATAATTCTCTTGGCTTCTGCTAGCTCGTCGGCTTCTATGGCTTTCGCTAGAGCGCCAGAGAGGCACCCAGAAAGGACAATTAGGCCCTCTGAGTACTTCTCTAGCACCTCATAGTCAAAGCGTGGTTTCTTGAAGAATCCTTCAGTCCACGCAATTTCGTTGAGCTTATTTAGGTTTTCTAGTCCAACACGGTTCTTTGCAAGAACAATAACATGGTTATATACTAAGTCAAGTAGTCCGTCTCTAACGTCATTTGCCCGCTTGTCGAATCTATCATTAGTTATATAACCTTCTACGCCAAGTACTGGCTTGATACCAAGGCTTTTTGCAATTCGGTAGAACTCTCTGTGGCCAGAGAGTGAACCGTGATCTGTAATTGCCAAAGATTTCATGCCGAGCTCTTCTGCTCGAACCAAGTACTCTTCTGGTGTGGCTATCCCATCGAAAAGGGAATAGTGTGTGTGAACGTGAAGACCATTGTAGCTCAACCTATCGCCTACCAGTCAATATTTGATGAAGTGACTGATGGGTTGTCAAAGCCAAGATAGAATGCTTCTTGCTCTGCATATGGAATCTTGCTAAGTGCAGACTCCAGTGGAAATGGCTCTGTGCCATCCCATGAAAACGGTTCCTTGTCTGGTACCGATGGAATTAGTGTGTAGTTTGTTTCAGTTCCCTGACCATTCCTCTTCAGCTTCCACTGTAGGTTGGAAATGCTGCCAGTGTCAAGAGCATACTCTCGTATGGTATTAAAGACAGACTGCTTGCTTACACCCATTGACCAGATCGCCACGTAAGGATCTTCAAGTCCATCGTCTACAAGGACATTGCAGTAAAAGCGAAGCTTGGCCTTCCAGCCAGAATTAGCCTTTGAGTCCTTACGATACATCTCTTCTGCAAAGTCTCTGCCGTCTGTCTCCATTGTGTCTACAGCCTTGCGCCTGTAGTCCTTTGGATTTGAGTGCTCCTTTACTACCAGAGCTAGCCCACGACCTTCGTCATAGTTAGCACTTTCATCATCAAGCTCTTCGATAAATCGAATCTTTACAGCCTGACCATCTGCAAGCTTTAGCCACCTTACTCGTGGCCTGTTCTCGTCATACTTTGGCTTATCAAGTAGTGCATTGATGTTTTTTAGCCCTTTGATTACGCTCATTTTTTTCTCCTTGTTTTCTTGTCTTTTAGTTTAGCATGGCTTGTATTGATTTGTCAAACGATACTTCAAGCTTTTTTATTTCATCGTCTGGCATATCGCCTATATCTTTATACTGTTTATCTAGATGAAGTAGAGACACACGAGATCCAAGTCTTTCTTGAATCCTTGAGCTCATGTTTCCTCCAGCTTCATCATTATCTGCAACAACTATAATGTTGTTGAAGTATTTTTTCAGCAGCTCTACCTGAATGTTAGACACATTAGCGCCTAAGGTTGCAACCGCTGGAAGTCCGCATTGATCAAGTCGCACAACGTCAAAAGATGACTCTACGACGTATACTCTGTCTGCTGCCTTTATCCTGTGCAGGTTAAACAGGATCTTGCTTTTTGGCAATCCAGGAGTATTCTTAAAGTCTTTTCCATCGACAGACCTACCGACAAATCCAACTGACATACCGTCTGGGGAGTGAACTGGTACAGTGACCATGTCTTGCTTTTCAGAATAGCCAAGGCCAAACTTAAGCATAGATTCTTTTGTAATCTTCCTGCCAGAAAAGTATGATGTGGCTCTCTCAGAGTCAACGCCTTGGGCATTAAGTCTTTTAATTAATATTTCATCAAATGGTACGTAGTCTGGCTTGGTGTGTAGTTGCTTTGCAATGATGTCCTGAATGCTTGTCTCGGCTTCTTTGCTTTTTATAAACCTGGCTGATTCAAAATATGATCGGCCAGTGGTATGCATGATAAGCTCATTAAGGTCGCAGACATGATGGCAAGAAAAGCAAAAGAAGATTCCTCTTTGCTTGTCTACTTCTCCAGCTGGTGTACGATGATTTGGGTGAAAAGGGCAGAATAAAATATAGTCGGTATCTACCTCTGACTCTATTGTGAGGCCTGCTCCTGTGAGTACTCGCTTGATTTGCTCTTCGCTATATATACTGGTGTTGCTCCGTCTACCCCTGTGATCCATTCGCCCTGTCTTTTCCCTACGTATATTCCATGTATTGATAATTTAAATTCAAAATAATTATTATTGGAGTTATATTCTATCGTAAAATCTTCTTTTATGTCAAGCCTTGGAACATATCCAGACATCTTCATTTCTAGAAGTAGCAGCTTCCTATACTCGTCACGGAGCCTTGCGACAGCCGAGTCGTCATAGATAGTGCCCTGAATACCAAACCTTTTTATAGGCTTGTGATGGAACTTTGACATACTCCATTATAACCCTAATTATCCTCAAAGTCCTTGTACCTATAGTATCCCTTATCGAAGTCCGCTTGTACCATAAACTCTCCCATAAATCCATTTCTGTTTTTACGGAACACGCATTCAATTACGTCTGAGTTTGCTGCTCTACCCAGAGCCATCACCCAGTCGGCGTCATAGGCGATCTGACGGCTCCAGGCAGTCTGACCTAGGGTTGGTACCGTATCTAGCTTTGTGACGTCATCTGGGGTCGCTGAGGATATAGCCATGATTGGTACCTCCTCAGAGATAGCCATTAGCTTTAGCTCACGAGAAAGGTTCTTCATTCTAACAGTCTCATTATCCGATTTTTGATTTGGAGACATTAGCTGTAGATAATCTACAATAATAAAGTCTGGCTTATACTGGTCAATCTTTCCACGAATAACTGATGGGGTAACTTCTCCACCAGAATCATTAGAAATAATATGGAACTCTGGACGTCCCACCAAGTTCTTTGCATGCCACTTCTTTAAGTCTTCTACCTCAACTTCTCCAGAGCTTAGCTTTCTGTGGGACCAAAGACCTTCGCCCATAATTGTGAATACACGATTACGGACCTCTGTCTCGCTCATCTCAAGGCTAATCACTAGTGGCGTCTTTCCTTGCTTCCATGCTTGAACAGCAAAGTAAAGCGATAGCCAAGACTTTCCAATACCAGGGTATGCCAGGAACACCCCTAGCTGTCCTGGCATAATACCTGATGGAAGGTAGTTGTCAAATCCTGGAAGACCTGTTTTGATTCCTAATGCGCCAAGCTCTTGCTGCTTCTTTAGATTTTCGTAATAAGCTACAGCACTCTCTAGGTCAGTCGCATCGATGTCTTTGATTCTAGAGGTGTTCTTCTTTAGCTCAGATGTCTGAGAGATTAGTTTCTCTAAAGCACTTGGAGCTGTACCGCTTTGTATATCGGCTGCAGCTGATCTAATGATCTCCTTAAGGCTATCATTAAGGTACTCTGCCTGCAACTCTTCAAGGTGATGCTTTGTTGCCCCTATGCCATCAACTGGTGAGAAGTCCCTGAACTTTTCTACAACTAAAGATGTGGGTGGGGTTGACCCATTCTGCTCAAAATAGGATCTTACGAAGTCCCAAACGTCATTATGGGTTCTCAAAAGGTTGTCAATGTTTGCCTGGAGTAGGACATGCATTTGCTTGTCGCTCAGGACTGCTGATATTAGTTTAGATTCTGTATTATTCATTTAGCCATTTCTTTGCTAATGCCCTGCGCTCTTCTCGATCCCTAAGGTCTTGAGCGTAGGTCTCTCTTTTTTGGATTATGTCATGAGCATAGTTGGCAAAATATTTCCAACTAGGGGATTGTGATACTTGCATATAGTGTTCTAGCAAGTCATAGCAATACGGTAGCCCATAGGACTCTATTAGGGCATCTGCTGCCCATTGCTCTACGTTTAAGTTAAGCAATGGCTTTACCTTCAACCTTTGAGTATAAAGTTTACTATACCTAGAAAGCAAAGCCATTCGGTCTTTGCGCTCCACCATTACTCAGGAACTTCTTCTTTTGCCTCATTAATTTTAGCAATTAGCTTATTCTCAACAAAGGCATAAACCCTGTCGAAAGCTTCATTGACTGTCTCGGCATCTCGCCTAGAGTCTTCTACACCAAGATCAATTCTTAGTGATTGGAAGTTGCCAAGATTTAGTGTATAACCTAGCGAAACTGTTACTTTTGTCTGCTCGTTCTCCATACCCACTGTCTCTCTTATTTATATTGATTCAGACCAAACTGGAATGAATCTACCGTCTTCTGTTCTTGTATAAGTCAGTATACCATCCCCCATCCTCCGTGTCAACTCTTGAATGGAAGGAGTTATATCATTTGTAATAAGCTTGTCCTTGCGAGGTCTGCCCATGTGATAGGAAGCTAGTATATCACGAATTGACCTTACTTGGGACTCGGAGTAATAGCTTCGTACCTGCCACCCCCTAGCACCACCCTCTTGGCTGCCAGTAGGCTCTGGGATGACTCCCCGCTTCATCAAGCTTGGCATATATTTCTTGTGACGATTTACTAAGTCAGCCGCTTCTCCAACAGTGTAAGCTCTTTCTCTATTTTTTTTAAAGTCTGACACTAGGCAGCTTTCAATTCTATTCTTAATTATATTATATACAGACATGATGCCGTTGGACCTGTTTAAATGATGGACCCTGACAAGATCTCCGTTTAAGAACCAGACCTTTTTGTTTCCAGGAATTACTGAAGCGCTGTTGTATTCCTCACGGCTTCTATACCCGTTTCGATCTGCCATCTGATTACCTAGTTAGGTACTCCGACAATCAAAATATTTACAGCTACAGAAACGTCTCCGCTTGTGTTAAACTTTACGATGCCCTCTATCCTAGAGGTTGTCACGGTTTTTAGGATTACGATGACATCCTTTCCAGCCTGAGTGTTACCAACATTTAAAGGTGTGGCAGTAACGACTGGGGCGTACTTGAAGTCTGTTGGAAAGTCATAAGAGAATGTCTTCTCGTTGCCAGCGTTTACGGTGCTGTTATTGGTAACTTCTACATAGCCACCGATTATCCTGGCGTCTGATGCCTTTAGACTTTGCTTTCCAGCTGAAGGTGTGTCAATCGTCACATACTTGTATGTCGAGGGAGACACCTGTGTAGATAAGTCATTTATTGCAGCAGCGAGCTGATAGATGTAGGTCAGATCTAGTGGCTGACCTCGTTCTGGTAGTGGAATTTTTGCCATAGTCTACCTATTATACCACTTCTGGGCCTATTGTGTAAACTTTTAAGAAGTCTGAAGTCCTAGCTATAGGCCTGCCCTTTAAGAATATCTCTGCTGTAAGTTGGTTTGGCCTTTTTTCTTCATCAACTCCGTCAATGAAATATGTGGCTGGAATAATAAAGGTTGCTGGGCTACCCCCTATCCTGCCAGAGTATATCCACTCCCCTCCGTCCCCCCTGTCCCATCTTAGCCAAATATCATATTCAAGAGCATGTCTAATAAAGTTATTGTTAATAAATATCTTTACTGGATCCCAAACCAAACCGACGTGATTCGCAGCTTTAGAAATTGAAGTTTGTCCAGGTTCAAATGTGTATTCTGGCTGAAGCAAAAATATCTGAGACCAATGCGATGTCCTGTTCCTATCTTCTGATATAACACGATATCTCACAAAGTAGCCTTCTGCAGGGACACTGATTTCTGGTAGACTTGCAAGCGGTATTGTGGCCTTCTTTAGGTTCGCATCTGCCACTACTGAATTCCAATCGCAAATCTAAACTCTATAAAGTTTGTACTGTTAGCTACCTTTACGATAGTTGCTGCATCTGTATTTCTTATTACGGTGTACCCAGTTAGACCATATAGAGGGTTCTGTGAGGTAACGTTTTCTACTCTAAGAGCATCCAGAGCAATGTAGTAATCCTCAGATGGGTCACCTAAATCATCTAGAATTGAGGCATAGACCTTTGCAATAGAAACCTCTCCCCAGGAGAACCCAGAACTCTTAGCCAACTCCTGTAGCTGCTTTGTAATTACAAAATATCTGTTGTTCGAAAAATCATAAATTGGATCGCCAACTGTGTTAGTAATGTCTACCTCAAATCTAGCGAACTCTCCTACACCAAATTGATCAGCGGAGGCGAACTCTACAAGTACAAGAACTCTCGATGGATCTACTACTGGAGCATTACCATTTTTATTTACAACAGAAAAGGCTAGCTTCATCTCATCTGTAGGAGAGTTCCTATTTAAATCTAGGCTAATTCCATTAAGGTGTATGTGATTTCCAGAATCAACTATTAGGTTGCCGTTTACATCAGAAGATATGGCTGACTCATCGCCTCTAATCATTACCATGTTGTTTAGGAATCTGCATCTTTCATATCTTTCAACTCTACCCTGCTCAGTAAAAATCTTGTTGTCTGCGTTTGTTTGAAACACAGTAGGAGCTACACCAATTACATTATCTTCTGCTGGATCGTCTAGTGGCTCGTATATTGTGGGAATCTCCTCAGCATTAACCTGATTATGATACTCCCAGTTTTCTCCTTCTACAAAAGAGTATATAGTCCTGCTATCTGAGTTTGCTGCAGATGGATTAGAGCCTGCGGAAAATACTCCTATTTCAGATATTTCGTAACGTTCTTCTGTCGGCATCTCAGCTGTAAATACAATCTTATCCAGTCCGTCTTCATTTACGTAACCCCTAGATACAATCGGAATCCTAAACATCTCAAAGTCTAGAGACTTTTTGCTTGAGTAGTCGCCCAGCAATCCGTTTGATTCTAGGGGCCTTGCTCCACAGCCTATTGCTATATAAGAGGCGTAGCCTGGGGCCTGACCAATTAGATATTTAGCAAGAATGTTTTTGCCAGTGTTAGTTATCACGAAACTCCTTCTATATATATTGTATCATCTAACGTATTGATAGAACTGGCAACTTGAATTTCAATCTGATAGCCTGGCCTTAAGTTGATTGCCTCTACAACTATGTCTCCCGTAGTTTGATCTATGTATACGTAGTTTCCGTTTGGTCCAGAGCCAACAGATGGAACGTGGTCAGCATACTTAATTGGGAATCCATTAAATATTGAATCTGATGTATCTTGAAGTGCTAGTATGTTCTGTGGATTGTATCTTAAGAAAACTTGAGCTAAATTTTTAATAGGACTATGGATCACGTCTTGTCCATTTACGAGGTCAGTCCTAGCAATATTAATTATTTCTTGACCGCCTATATTCTCAAAAACTAAATCAGTCATTACCTCGATTGGCACTAGGTCTGGATCAAAGATTATGATGTCTGGATCGGCTATCCTTATTCCATTATTGCTAGCTGAAGCAACTGATTCTGGGGAATTTGGTGTTGCGCTAACCACTATGCCACCTCGCTTAGGTATAGATTCATTTCTGGTCCATTCGCATCTCTGCTATATTCAATATTATAAACTACAAATCTTTTTTTAGAGTCTGCTACTTGATCAAATCCGTCATCGAAATAGTCTATGGATAGGATGTCTCCAAGCTGAATCATTGGGTTTGCAAACATTTTTATTCCTATAGACTTTCTTGGTTTAAGGACTTTAGATATCATCCATCCCATTAGTGACCTAGCGTCATCTTCTGACTGAATGTATGCTGCATTTAGAGAAAACTCTTTTATTCCGTTAGTTATTCTGCTAAGCTTGATATCCTTGAACTCTTCTTTTACAATTAGCGGAGACTGTATTAAAGCATCTCCATTAAACTGAGGGTTGGAAAAGTCTCCAACTCTAGCGTAGTAGTCGTCAACGGTAAGCTCATTCTGTGATTGCTGAGTAAAAGTTACCCCCTGTATGCGTAGATAATTTCCTGTTGTCTCATCTAAGCTAAGGGCTGTATCTGTGGCATTAAATATTAAGAACTCGGCTCCGTATGCCCCAGCCTGGAAGCCAGATACGGTGTACCCCTTTATCCTATTAAATGTTGGAGATAGCTGAGCGTATAGAGCAGGGTAGGCCTTGTCATATCTAACATTAAAGTATGCCGCTTCTCGCATAATAGTTCCAAACTCATCAAAATAAAGGCTGTACTTCGGGGGCTCTGCTGAACTAATTCCACTCATGTAGCTAGCCTGTACGACACCGCTCATTGCGTATCGCCTGAATGAATCAGCAACGTCAAGCTCAGAGTCCTTGAAAACTTCAGAAATTGGGGTGTCTAGTGCAAAGCTGGTGTTTTGACTATAGTTGTTTGTGATTGCATAAATGTTTTCGAACATGCCCCTAGATGCGCCTCTTACAAAAATACCCATGTTGTTATAAATCGGCAGTGGACTTGTGTCGTCAACAGTTGCGACTATCTTGTTATTGATATAAAGAAAGAACCTTCTGGATGAGCCGATATCTTGATACTCTACTGCAAGGTCATATACTGTAGGATTCTCTTCTGCAGACATTCTATATTGCCCAGTAAATTTGCCGTCGTCAACAATGATGTTTGCAAGCCCACTATAAAGTTTTACTGGAACAGCTTTTGACTGTCCGTCAGACATTATCTTATAAAAGATAACGTTTGCGATTCCCTCTAGATTATCATAGGCAGAAAGATTACTTGCTGAAAGTGCTGCGATCTCAAAGTAATATCCGACATTTGTTTCTGGGTTCACCATTACAGCTAGTCCTCCAGAAGCCCCTCCGATATTTATACTTTGGCTAGGATCATTTGTTTCAGCAGTGTAGTATGTTGTGCTACCAATTCCTGTTTGACCTCTTACTTCGCTATTTTCTATCCTTCCAATAAGTCTCATTCTTGTTCCGAAGTGCTTGTACTTATTGTCTAGCTCTTTATTTACATAAGAGATAAAGCTTATTGGAGATTCTGTAGTAGAGAATGACGGGCCATTCATTACTAATGCTGATGACTGGATTGTTCCTGTCTGAGTAGACTTAAGGCTGCCGATCTCTGCTTCGTTGGTAAAGCTATTGCTTAGGAAATTTTTAATAATTCCATTTCTGGTTGTCTTGGTAGCTAGGCTATTTGATACACCAGCTGCATTAAGGCCTAGAGAGCTAATCTCTGGGATGTCTTTGCCGAATAAGAATTGAGACTCCATAGTGCATCCTCTAACGTTCTTATTGTCTGACCAATAAGAGTCTACCCCAGCATAATGCTTTACGATGCTTGTCCCAAATTGTCCACGTCCATGCTTTGCTACTGGTCCATTAGCAAGCCTGGTAGTTCCTTCAACTGTCTCAAAGTTTGGTTCGGAATAAATTCTAACAAGGCCTGTCGGATAAATCTTTCCATTAAATGATAGCTTTGAAAAATATCTTTGATACTCTTGATTGCTAGTAATCCAGACATTGTTATCATTTTGCTGATCATTGCCATTGGCTGAAGCTACAGATGGTATATTAAATTGAACTGCGTCATATCGAATTACTTCGCCGTTTGCATAGAAGTATCCATTGTATCTTGTTATCCAGTAGATACCCTCACCTAGGTCCATGTTATTGTTGACTACCTGGTTATTCTGAACTGAAGGCAATTGATCAGACAGGTCTGAGTTTAGTGGAATTGCCCCTAGCACATAAGCAGACTGATCCTGAACTTCCTGGTTTATGGACTTTATTATTTGTGTTGGAGCTACTTCCCAAAGAAGAGCAGGCTTGTATGTCCAGGTTCTATACCTATCGATCAAGCTGGCCTGCCTTATGCTTCCCACGCTTCTTTGAATATATCTACTAGTATAATTAATGCTACCGCTATTATATACGTCACTATCCTGAGAAGTTATCTCTATAATATTTGCCAAGACTGGATTTGTTGTTTCATTTTCTATGACGCCACTATCCACAAAGTCTGTAGCACCATAGAGTGTCATATCAGTTCCTCTATCGGACTCAGACGGCATGATGTAGTTCTTGCTCATCATTACAAAGTTGTTGAACTCGTCAAAGAACATGGCAGTCTGAGTTGATATTGCTAGATCATTGAGAACTTGTGCGATGCTAGTATCTGGTGGTACGAAGAAGTAAGGGATAATCTCTTCATCTTCTCCTGGCACCCTCTTAAAGACATAATTTGAAAAGCCAATTGAGTCTAGCAATACTGAGATTGCATAAGAAAGTGAGGCATTCTGAATCAATACCTGAGGGGCAGTAATAGACTCGAAATAAAAGTATAGATCTCTTAGTGGAATAGAAACCTGCCTTGTCTGAGCGTCTGCTTCACCAAAGCTTTCTGCGTACATTGTTTTTATTGGTACATAGTAGTCATATCCATTAACATTAGAGATAATCTCATAGAACTTTACCTGCAGATTCTTGTCAGTAAAGTCTTTTATTATGCTATTAGGGTTGTTTGTATTGAAGGACTGATCATAGTCAAATAGAGAAAGAGATCCAGTTGAAACTAGAAGCTGGCCCACTGGCATTCCGCTTACTCCTAGGTCAGATGCTACTTTTGTTAAAGAGAAGTCTAGTGTCTTATCCGCTAAGTCTGCTGTTAGTCGAGGAGACATTTCTATCAAGTCAAGAACTGAGTCTTGCTTGTTCATTGTTTGAACTACCAGCCTCAAACCACGAATTTCTTCAAACTCTCTAAACCTTACTGAGCCATTGCTAGTGTCAGTAAATGATTTTGGCTGGACCATATCTGTTACAAAGCTAGTTGCTGGTGATATATCTTGCTCGCCTAGGTCCCATCCGTAATTTGGGACAAACTCTTTATATATTCCATCTATCCAAATATGATAGATACCTCTATCTAAGCTATTCTGTTTTACAAGGTATGCATATCCGTTTAGAG